TTCCAGCGCCAGTACCCTGCACGGCTTGCGCTTTGATGGACTCAAACAGCGACTTCCGCATCCCGGGCTTGGTGTAGACGCCAGCCTGATTGACTTTGGATTTAGTCACGCCACCCTTGGCATACATGTCCACGTCGTTCGGGTCATCCGTGCGATGGATGACCTTCTTCTTTGGCATTTTGGAGGGGTTAATGGCCCCCATGCCACGGCTGGACATCACTTTTTGCCTTTCGCGTAGCCGCCGCCACACATGACGATCGTGCCCTTAGTCTTACCACGCTGGGCGATACCATCAGCACGGGAGGAAGCGGAAGAGACCTTCCCGCCCTTCTTCATGCCAGCCGCTTGTTGTTGAGCGGCAGGGGCTGCTGGCTCATCTTCGTCGTATTGATTTCGGTACATCAGACCGGGGAGGATGCCAAGAGCAAACCCGGCGTTCTTACCACCCTTAGCGGCAAGCTGCGGCAGGACGCCCAAAGAACCAGCAGCGGCTTCTACAAGGTTTTTAGCAAATCCCATAACGTTCTCCTCAGCAAATTTTGCCGCGAGTTTTACCGCGCGATGCAATGCCGTCAGCACGGGAGGATGCGGAAACCGTGCCGCCTTTTTTCTTACCCTCGGGGTCCATCGGAGGCTGGCCCATTTCCGCAGTGTAGATACCGCTATCCTGTTTGCGCTCGTAATCCCGAAGCTCTTTGGCTGTGGGGCCGCCCTGTTTACCTCGACCTGCACCAGCTTTAGATTGCGTATCACCAACGACACGGCTTTTTTGCCCCGGTTTGTTGGAATAGACGCCCATCCCGTCTTCTTCGTAATTTATATATTTAGGTGTTTCGTTGCTCATAATTTACCTCAGTAAATTTTGCCTTTGGTCTTGCCTTTGGTAGCGATACCATCAGCACGTTTGGATGCGGCCGAACGGGTAACTCCGCCAAACGCCATCTTTTTGGCAGGTTTAGCTTTGACCTTACCGCCCTTTTTCATGCCGCCTTCAAAGGTGGAATCAATGAAGCGGTCAACGCCACGACGGTTAAACTCTTCTTTCTCAGCCTCACGTTTAGCGGCGCGGGCGGCGCGATCACGCTCAACCAACGAACGTTTGCTGGGGCCAGTCAGTTTGCCCGGTTCGCTGGCTAGTTTGCCCGGTTCAGAACCAAGTTGGCGTGTGGCAGAATATTCCAAACGACCTACGTCGCCCATTGCACGGCGACCAGAGGCAGTTTTGGCGGCTGTACCAAGCATTTTTGCAACACGACCCATTGGCAAAAAATCGCCCGTCATGTTTTCAACGGCTTGAGACTCTGCTTGACGTTGACGGGCTGCAATGGCTTGAGGAGTTCTGGCTTTGGCCTGTGCAATCGCATACTCCGTCTCTTGTGCGGTCGGGTTCCTTCGAGGAACGTACGCCGACATATTTGGGACAGCAGTAGCACGCCGAACTGGAGCAGCGGCAGGGGCGGCAGGGGCGGCAGTAGACGCCATACTACGACCACCAGTAGGAGCCATGGCGGATTCCCATCCCGGCTCTTTGTCCGTCATGATGTCGCCATACTTGACATCGGGGTTGTACTGATCGTCCCCAGTGATAACAGGCGTGGCTACACGATCCTCTACCGGAGCGCCACCCTTGTCCCGAAGCATGTAGCCTAACGCACCAAGTGCGGCAAGGCCAGCTAAATTTGCGTTACGTCGAGCCATGTTTTACCCCTTCAGCACTTGCCGCCTTTTTTCATGGCGATTTGTCGGGCTTCGGTTTTACCTTTGGAGGCAATACCATCGGCAGACTTGTGACCAGCGGCCAAACCACCTTTGGCCATTTTGACCATCTCGGCGCCGCGCTTGGATTGTTTCTGAATGGGGTGCTCTCCCTTGGAAGCGGCACGGCCACCAGACTTCATGCCCTTCATCTCGGCCATCTCATGTTTGATCATGGATTTGGGAGCACCAGCTTTTTTCATAAAGCCAACTTCCTTCTTGACCATCGCTTTAGATTCTTTCATCTCACCACCTCTTTTAAAAAGAGCCGATTTGCCATGTTCGGTAGTCGGCCGGTTCACTTTTTGGCGATCAGGACGACCACCACTGGATGCAAATTTTTTGCCCTTATCTGCGGACATGTACTCTTGCCCAACAGACTGAGGGATACCCAACTGTTTGGCTTTGGCCGGGTTGTTTGCAACCATGGCCATGAGATTGTGCTGTTTCTGACTAACTGAGGGCACTTCGTTGCTCCCGAATGAACAAGTCAATCTTGTCGTTCAGCTTGTCGAACCGACTGTCGATATGGGCGACGATCTTGTCGATCTCCGCCTGTGTCACATTGTCCCGGGCAATCTCCTCCCGAGTCTTGTTCAACAGGATTTGGATTCGACTCAACTCGGCGGACTTTTCCCTCAGATTCCAACTGAGTAACCCGATGAATGTAGTCAGCAAGACGTTCCACAGCATCATCTCCATGTCACACCATTCGACCTTTGGTTTTACCCTTGGTAACACAGCCGTCAGCCGCCGTCACATACCCACCATCAGCGCAGTTCCACGCACGCAGGGATTTGTTAATCCTGCTGTCCGGGTCTTTTGCCGTCTCGGCAGATGTCAGTTTGGCTTTCATGCCCTTCATACGGGCGCAGAAAGAGTCTCGGCGTGGACCGCCCTCGGGTTGCGGCGCTTTCAACCCCGGTTTCCCGGGATTGGCCCGGTTGTAGGAGGCACGGCCCTTGGCGTTCAAGCCGCCAGATTCCGATTTGCCTTCCTTGCGTTGCCATGCTGGGGATTTAGCCATAAAACGCCACCGCTGTGCAACTTGCGCCAACAGTAATTACCAGGCTAGTGTTTACCAAAGCGCCTTCTCCGGGTAGGAGAATGTAATCAGACCCAGCCGCAGCAATTGTGAATGTAAACAACGTGGTTGCGTTGTCTTTAACGACAACAGAACTTGCGGCAGAGGCGCTGTAATACAGGCCCTTTAGACGAGTTCGCCCGTTGTACGCAGTGGTGTCAGCGCTTGCAGGACAACTAACGCCTTTGACATCAGTTTGCATCATGGCGTGATGCTCCTAATTAGTCGTTCTGCTGGCCAACCAGCGGGTCTGCAACGAAGTAAGTGATATAGCCACCAACCGTGCCGGAGCCAGAGGTGTCGATTGTCACAGTCACGTAGCTCATTGCGCTAATAGCGGTCAGAGTCAAGCCGCTAGTAACCACACCAGCCGAAGCCACGGACAAGTTGTTAGCGATGGCTGCGCCAGTCACGGTACCGCTGGTGTAACCACGGGTGCCCAGATCAACAGAGCCAGCGCCTGCGTCATTGATAACCACGGACAGAACAACTGCGCCAGCGGGAAGAATAAGTGCAGGACCGCCATTAGAGACGGTAACGTTGGTAGCGGTAGCGACAGAGGCGTCAGCAATGTAGAACTGAGCGGCCATAACGCCGGAACCACAGTAAGCGGTGCGCGTCTGATCGCCGCCGCCCGAACGCCAAATGCTTTGGGTGGTAGAGAGAGCCATTTGAATTGTCCTTCGTACAAAGATCAGCCCGTCAATTGTGTACGCATCTGCCGGATCAGTTTGACGGACCGGGAACTCCGGTTTAACACAATATACCCCAAAAGAAAAAGGGGCGCAAGGCCCCTTTTTCTACATCATCAGGCCGAACCTGACGAACCAAACACACCCAGCGGGTCAGACCAGCCGAACGAATAACGCTCGCGGGCCTTGTAACGGACGTTACCAGTGTCGAAATCGCCATCCATGCTGTTTTGCAGCGGGGTACGAACGAAGTGCTTCAGACCGTTGGGAACATCAGTCGTCAGGAACCAGCCGTTGTTGTCGGTCAAGAAGTGGTTCACGGTGTAGCCTTCAGGCACGGCACCGTTGTTCTTGATCGCGTTGATGTCGTTGTCGTTGGTACCAACGCGCAGCTCGGTTTCGAGCAGACGGGTAGCGACGAACATCAGTGCCGGAGGCACAATCAACTTACGGGGTTTGGCGGCGATCAGCAGACCACGTTCATCCGTCCAAGCGGCGATCTGAATAACGGCGGCTTCCAGAGAAGTCTCGTTCAGGTCAGCTTGGGTGGAGGGGGTGTTGCTGTTGGTACCACCAGACACCAGCGGGTGGGCCGTGCTGAACAAGGCCACGCCATCGCCACCGGGGTAGGTTGCGCTGAAACCATTGTTCAAAACAGAAGCGGCTTTAACCTGCTTGGTGTATGCCATGGCGCGGGCCAGACCCTTGGTATAACGGGCCGAGAGGCTGTCGTACAGGTTATCTTCAATCGCCTCTTCGGTGATCGAGAAACCCATAGCGATGGTCTCGTGGTTATAACGGGTCGTCCAAGCCTCTTGGGCGTTATCGTAGGCGATAGCAGAACCTTCGGCCTTGACGGGGGCGGCGCTGAAGCCAGAGAGTTTGGTCTCTTCTTCAAACGAACGCTCGGAAGTCTCGGTTTCGTAGATTTCTTTATGCTCTTCGCCGTAACGGGCATACTCCATTCCGAACAGGGCGTTCAGACCGGGGAGCAGCTCTTTCAGCAGTTGTGCGCGTGAAATGGCCATGATTTACTCCTTATCAGACGCCAGTCGGGTTGAGATACTGATGACCACCTGCAACAACTTGGCTCGTCACGTTAGGTGCATTCCACTTAACGATGACTTCGCAGAAGTTGCCAGACGAGTTGGCAGTATCGGGGACCACATCAATGATGCGGATGGGCAGGGTTGCGGTCGTGGTAGCGCCAGCGGCGGTATAAATACCAACCTTGGAATCACCAGTCACGTTAGAACCTGCGTTCTGCACCAATTGAGCGTTTGACCCAATAACGGTACGGCCCAAGAAGGTGGGCAGCAAGCCACTAGAGGTGCTGTCTGCGGTGGTGCCAGTAACCAGCACAACTTTGAACAGCTGATCAGGATCGTCCGACACAAAGGCGAGGATCGTGGTGCCACTCTTGACTGCCAAACTTGCAGGATAGTACTGCGAGAAGGTCAGTTGGCCAGTAGTGGCGCTCGTGTACTGGCAACCCAAGAACACGCCACAGGGGGTAGCGGTCGTAGTGCCAGCGTCTTTTTCGATAGTGCCACCGGCAACAATCGTCACAACGTCGCCGTAATAAATGCTGGTGCCGTAGCCGGTACCAGAAGTATTAGCGATGACGAGCTGACGAGTAGCTCCGGCAAACACCTGTCCACCGATCAAATTGATCGGTTTCAGCCCGTAAGGGGCGTCAACGGTAGGATATGCCATTTAAGACTCCAATTGTTTAAGAACCAGAACCGAAAGTGACCTTGGTGTCCCGTTCCGCGAATTTACGCATACGGGGGTCATTTTCGCGCATGAAATTGTTGTCTACCGATTCAATTTGAGCTCTGTTTTGGTTGGCGTAGTACGCCTCACGTTGTTTCAGGAACTCTTCAGGAATACGGCAAAGCAACAGTCCGCCGACCTCAACACCGCCTTTGAAGCGGCCTTCGGTGGTCGAGTGCATCATAAGTTCGGGATAGTCCTCTGCCTTGCAGGGTTCGTATCCTTCACGTAACTTACTAGAGATATTGCTGGGATCAGCATTACCCATGGTGCTGAGACGCACCCAGCGGTGAACCCAACCGGGACGGTCATCAGGGTTCGGCAGGGTCTCAGGCGGACGCCACGCTTGGGGCCGTTGGGCCTTAACACGGGTATCCAATTCACGGGCCAATCGGTTTTGACCCTTTTGGCTTTGGGTTTCGACTTGCTGTTCCATCATTCACCTCTATTAAGTAAAGCAACCTGTTTAGCGTATTGTTCTGGAGTGATCCCAAGTCTGCGGGCTAACGCAACCTGAGACTGCTTCAATTTGATACGGCTAGGTGACGAACTACGGGAGGCCGGGGCCACAACCGTAGACGGCTTTTGTGCACGGCGCGGAGGTTCATCGTCCTCTTCTGCCGGAGTCGACCTCTTTTGGCGAGGCTGGTCATCTTCCTCTTCGCTCTGAGATTCAAAGTACTCAGGAAACCTTTTACGCATAGTCTTATCGACCATCCGGAAGTACTCTTCAGTACCTACATAGTCGGCACCATACTCCCGTTGCAATTTTTTGTCAACACCCATCGCTGCCATCGTCATTTCATCATCTACGCCGAACCAGTCATTGTTGGTTTCGAGCCAACGCTTGGTACGGGGACTGACCTTGGGCTGGTCACCTTCGACCTTCATGGGCTTATATTCTTCCCGGTCTTCCACCTCGATGGGTTTTAAGGTCTCAGCCTTGTCCAGTTTGACCGTTGCCTTGGCGATCTGGGCTTGAGCCTCCACCACGGCATCCGCATCGCCAGCCTCATACGCCTTGCGATATTTGTCCTTGGCTGACTCCAACTCGGCCTGAGCGGCGGTTTTGCTGGTGGCAATGTATTCTTTACTACCACTTGCCAGCCGCTCTTGAAGACGTTTGTTTTCTTCGTATACCTTACGGGCAAACTCTTCAGCCGCCTCACGCTCGCGCAATGCCTGCTCTTTGGCGCGACGCTCGTCGTGGTAGCCACGGGTAAACTTCTTAATACGCTGTTGAACCTTCTCGTCATAGGACGACAGTTCATCCTCCGTCGGGTCTTCCGGGGGAGGGGCGGGTTTACGACCACGATCCGCAGGGGGCGTGTCGTCTTCAATCTCGATTTCGACTTTGCTCTTAGCCTCGTCGTCATCTTTCATTTTGGCTTTCGCTTCCTTCTCATCAGGAAACTCAAACTCATCACCTTTAAATTAAGTCGCCATCTTTTACTCCTTACGATGCACGTGTAATGCCACGGGGGTCTTCCACAACCGCCTCAACCGAGTCATCATTAATGATTCGGAATTCACGGCCATGAATCTTCAGGCGGGTGCCTGAATTGGGTCGGACGATGACAAAGTCACCTTCCTTGCAGGACGGTCCACTAGGGAAGCGAGTTGCATCCTTATAGGCGTCCGGGCCAACCTTCACCACAAACAGTATGGGAGTCAGAATCTCCTCATAGTGCATGGTTTTTGAGTCCTTGAGCAGGCCCACATCACTATCCGCATACTCTTCCATCGCCTCGGGGACGACACAGAGCAGGTGGAAGGTTTTTGGATCAGGCAGTTGTTTTGCCTTCTCCTCAGCCGGTTTGTTAATGATCTTAGAAAGATCAACGGCTAGGGCCGGGTTGACATCAATCATCTTTGGTTATCCTTTGCACGAGGTCGTTAATAATTGAATCTGCAAGGTATAGACCTCGGATTACCCCACAGACCTTTTTGTATTCGTCATACGTATCGGCTCGGCTGGACGCAAGAAAGGCGACTTGCTCCTGCCTCAACTTTTCGATCTCCTGTTGCACATGCGCTAAGGCATGGATGGTGTCTTTCAATTTTTACCTCTTAGGTTGTTGACGGGATTGGTGCATCATCTGGGACCTGGACTTGGCAATGTCGACGCCGAGTTTCGCCCCATCGGTCTCTTGTTTTGCCGCGATCTGGAGCATGGCAATCTCCTTCTGGGCAACGATTCGAGCCTTCTCAAGCTCCAACTGATCGGCTTTAGCCGCTGCTTCAGTGGCTTGTTTCTGTGCCTTGAGTTCAAGGTCTTTCATACGCAACTGCAACTCCTGCATCTGCATCTGCACAACGGGGTCCTGCATCTGCTGCTGGGCTTGTTGTTGCGCGGCCTCCGCCTTGTCACGGTTGAGCAACTGTTGTGAGGCTTGGCCAGCCCGCACCGCGATTGCGTCTGCAATCTCGGGAGCAATTTTGGGCTGTTCTCCATCCTCATTCTCAGCGGGCAGGATCATGTTCATCTCTGCCTCAACCTGACGACGGTACTCGAACGCAATGTGCTCGTTGATGTGAGCCATCGCAGCGGCCATGATCTGTTGCGCCGCCGGATTCATCTGCATGAGCGACTGAATCTTCGGGTTCTGGATCGCGGCCAAGTGGGTCTGAATATGCGCCTCATGGTTCTGCTCGATGAACGCCTTGACCGGCTTCTGGATCAGCAGGTTCTGGTTCTCAGACACCGGGTCCATGGGAGTCATGTCGTCCTCGATGGGCACCAACTTAGCGGCATTCTTGATGCCCAACACCTCAATCATTTGGCGGTGCAACAGCGGCAGGTCATACAACTGCGGGGCAGTCTGAGCCAACTGAAGCGCGGCTTGATAAGTCACGATCTTCTGCGCCATGGTGGAGGCGTTGGGGTCGCTGACCGGAATCACATCGACGCTATCGTAGTCAGTTTTCTTCGCCTTGCGCGAGCCATCCACCGGCTCGTAGTCATACTCTTCGGGAGTGTAGTCAGCGATGATGGCCTTGAGGAGTTTGAACTCCTGCCTCATGCTGAAGTGCATACGGGCCTGAACAGCGCCCATGACTTTCAACGTACGCTCCAGAATCGCCAGCGTTGTGCCAACGGGAGCCTGTGCAGACATGTCGCTCACCTTCATGTCACCAGCAGATGCGAAGGCGCGGCCCTCGGTAACGATCTGGTTGAACAGCGTGTAGAGCGTCTGGCTCGGCTCTTTGTAAGGCAGTGGGAGGATGTTGTCGCGGATGGAACCGCTCGGCACATCTACGTCTCGGAATTCCCCCGGTTGAATCGGCGTGTCATCACCTTTAATGCGAAGGCCCCGTGATTTAAGACCTCCGGGGAGGTTAGATAGAGTTCCTGCGTCGACCAGTTGACGAATAAGCATGGTCGCCGACTTGGCGTAGCCACCGATGAGGTGGATGAGTCCGTACCCGTAGAACCCGAATCCGGGGATGTATTGGTAGTGCACGAAGTGTTGACGTTTAAGGTGTAGTTTGTCGCCTTCATACCAATTCCTTCTGATGGCCAGCACCTTTGTCGTACCTTTCTCCACCGTCACAACATACGGTAGAGCGATACCGGTCGGCTCACCCTTCTTATTCTTATGCTCATATCCGGGCAAGTCAAGGTTAACGTGCATCTCCAGTATGCGGTAACGGTCATCACTGATGGCCGAGAGGCCCATCTCGTTGGCCTTTTGCTTCTCAATGTCGTCCAGATCATGCGTCGGTTCGCCCAGATCAACATCACGGTAGAACCCTGCTTCGATCAGTTTAGTGACCTCGTTCTCAGTTTTACGCATCACGTGCGTAACACGCTCGGCCCGCTCGATTGATGACGCGCCATATGGCACAACGATGTCTTCAGCGGGAATAAACACCGCCGCCTGACGACCAAGGCTCGGGTCGTAGTACACCTTTTTGAACGCTGAACCCGCAATCGGCAGGTTCCACAACAGCTTCTCATGCTCAGGGCGGTACTCCACCATGATGTCGGTCAACTGGTAGTTCATGTCCTCTTTGACACGAGTGGCAGCTTCTTCCTTCTCAGGCGTGTCTTTACCGATGATCTGTGTCTTGACAGGGCCAGCGGCCGGGAATGTTTCCGTAATGCCTTCCGACTGGAACCGCACAACGGACTCAGTCAGCATCGGGTGGAACACACCACACGCACCGTTCCACGGCTCCGTGCGCTCCTCGTACCGCAGACCCAAGAGTTTCAGACCCTCAACGTAGGTCGACATCCACTCTTTCCTGTCCATGATGTCTTTGTTGAAGTCCTCAACCAACTCACTGCCTAATGAGTCAAGGGACGACTCGTCCATCTCTTCAGCGAGGTTGGCATCAAAGTCCTCATCACCACGCTCACTCTTTGGCTCAAGGTCAATCTCCAAGTCACCGATGCCGATGCGAACCGCCTCCGGGTCTTCAATCTCGATCTCGATGGGGGGAGCTTCTTCAACGCCCATGCCAAGAGGTGCCTCATACAACGCTTTGTCGATTGCCATGATGTTTCCTTAAACTGTGTAGTACCGGTCACGCCGATACCCTTTGAACCATTGCATCTCATCTGGCTCATCCGACGGGAGCCTGAGATACCCACCTTGCCTAAACCGCATGAGTGCAAGCGTCGTCGAGTCCACCAAGTCATCGTGCTCGCCCGACGGAAACGCCGCTACTTCGTCGACCAACTCTTCGGCCCAACGAGTGCGCGGTGCCCACACTTTACCTGAAGCAAATAAATCCGCAACTGCGTTCAGGCGAGTGATCTTGTCTGCTCCACGACTGGGAGTGAACTCCTGCACGGGTATGCCCATCGCTCGGAACTCCTGAATCAGCGGCGCACCCGACGCCTTCTTCTCCACGAGGAACGCATCCGGCTCCCAGTCTTTCCAGTCCTCGAACGCTTTCTTCTTCAGCTCCGGGAACTCCAACCGTTCTTTGTATGAGTTGAGCAGGATGATGTTAGCGTTCCCCCTGTCCTCCTCCATGTAGAACACACCCCACGTTGTGCACGCGGAATAGTCGTTCACCTTCTTGATCTCGTGCGCCGTGTCCCATGCCTGAATGATGAACTCACACTGCGGCGGGTGGTCTTTCTCCCACCACTGCCACCAGTCGCGCTTCACGATAGCGTTCGTATCCGAGGTAGGCTGCTGCTGGTACTGCGCCATCCATTTCCCGGTGGGCAATTCTTCCCGAAGCGCCAACAACTCCTGCTGACTCCAGAACTCCGGCCACAGCGGCTTGTCATCCTCAAAGAGAGCAGGGAACTCAATCACCGTCCACTCTTCACCACCACGCTGCGCCGCCGCTTTGAGCACCTGAGCGGTCAAGTCCCGCAGGCTCCACCGAGTCATCACGATCACGATGGCCCCACCCGGCTGTAGACGCTGACGAGGACCCGATGTGTACCACTCATACACCTTGTCGTACACCTCTGGGTTGTATGCACCGATGGCAGCCTCTTGTTCTGAGTGCGGATCGTCAATGATGAGCACGTCGGCACCCTTACCAGTCACCGCACCGCCCACACCGATAGCGAAATAGTCGCCACCGAAGTTGGTATTCCACCGGCCAGCCGCCGCAGAGTCAGTTTGCAGCCCAACTTGGGGAAAAATGCGCTTATAGACCTGCGAATCCACCAAATTTCGCACTTTTCGCCCGAATCCGACCGCCAATTCGGCCGTATGGGAGGTCTGAATCACCTTTTTATGGGGAAATTTCCCCAAAAACCACGCCGGAAGCAGGTATGAGGCGAATTCTGACTTCGTATGACGGGGTGGCATGTTGATGATGAGGCGTTTTATGTCCCCATGCGCCACCGCCTCGAACGCTTTCGCCATCCTTTTGTGGTGCCGACCCCCAATAAATGTCGGCCAGACCTCTTTGACGAACGCCATGAAGTCACTTTGAGCCGCATCGCGCATATTGCGTGTGCGCAACTCCTCCAAAATCTCCGACACCGCCTCTTGCTCGTCCTTTGGAAACCGTTTGATCAGCGACAACAGCTGATCCGGCGTGAGCATGCGGATTTTTTCCCGGGTCTCCGGGTTGTCAAAGAACCTTCTGAGGGAGTCAGAAATCGGTTTCATTTTTACTGTGGGTTTTTGTCTTCATCAAACGCCATATCTGGCGGATGAGGCACGTCGTCATGCACATACACCCCAAACTCGTTAGGTTCAATGTCGTGACCACACACCACACAATAATAAACATCAGTCTTCATCCAACTCCCCATCGTCTATCAACTCACCACCGACCAAACCCAGTTCGTCGTCCACATTGATCACCTGCACCGCTGGGGCCAAGGGCAACGGGTCGTAATCTATAGCCGGGGCCTCTTTCGCATCGACATCAATAATGTCCGAGAGGTACGAAGACAGCTTACTTGCCAGATCAGCCTCAAGTTCCTCAGTAGTTCGGTGCGTGACGTTGATGTCAATCCGCTCCGCGAACGCTCCCACATCCGACAATTTACCCAACATCTCAAGCGCCTTGAGTTCAATCTTGGCGTTCCCGCTATTGGAGAGTTCAAGGTACTTTAACTTGATGTAATTCCGCAGTTGTTGTGCATTGCGGACAACATCGAAGTCATATTCGTTAAGGAGTGCGGAGAGGATCAGGGCCTTGGCCGGAGTGTTGATTGACTCTGGGGGCGTGACCGGGCTGTCCATGAACACCGCACGTGCATCTTTGCGGTCGGCTTCTGTCACCTTGACATCGTCCAGACCATTTTCGCGCAAAAACTCTACGGTATTGAACGCACGCTGTGCGCGTTCTCTGATGTCAGAAATCTCGTCCGCCGTCCAATCGAACGGTGGAGGCACATCCAGTTCAGGAGTTACAAGAATCATTTCGTCAGACATGGCACCGTGGGTTACGGGAATGCGTGAAATGTAACAGAAAAATATATGGTGGTGCAAGCCAGGAGGTTGGGACTCCATGCCGGGGGGTGTTTTGGTATGTGTAGTTACGCTGGGTAATATATAAAAAATGAAGGGGTGGGGGGTATAAAGATGTTGTGGAGTGTTGTTGCTACGAGTGGCGCCAGCAAGCCTGTGTAATGATTGATCGGCCTTGGAGGTTCTTGCAAGGTTCCGGTTTCTATTTTGGGGTCGTGAACGCCCCGATTTCTATTTTGTATATGTTGGATGTGCAAAATACAGTATGGCAAGGCGCGTATGGAACCAATCTACCAATCTGGGGGGTGGGGGTCGCCAACTTTCGTACTGTACGAAAAGATAATGCTATCCCGTGCAAAATGATACGATTGTGGCATAATACATTCCATGGAGTCGAGATAAGGCATAGATTCCATACCATACCAACCATGCCTGTTGAAAGTGTTTTATGAAATCCAATCTCTCTGTTGTCGGTTCCTCTGCAACCCATGTCGATCTGGCATCTAAGGCTATCGCTGTCGGCGTGGCATTAGGCAAGATGCAAAAGGCCTTGGCTGAGGCTAATGTGCTCAAAGAGACGATCAACAAACTGATCGTTGAATTGCACAATAGCAAAGCGAAGGTCGGCATCTATCGCAAAGATGGTACTGGGTGCGCTCTTGCAACTGGTTTTGTTGACGGATGCGTGGAAGCAGGGTTGTCTCACTCTACTGCTCAGAAAACCTACTTGCCGACCTTCAAGCAGGCAGTCGGATCGGGCAAGCCGGTAGGCGACTGGAACGGTCAACGTGCCAAAGGCAAAGGCAAAGGCAAAGGTGGCAAGGCAAGCGAACCGAAATCACTTGCAAATAAACTGGCTACTTGTTTCAGGGACGCCGATTTTGAAGGGTTCATCAATGACCTACAAGGTTCATATGAGAATGACGAGATCAGCACCCTGTACGAAGGCATCAAATCTTACCTTGAGTCTGAAGGCATCGAACTGAAAGACGCTGAGTAATCAGTAAGTATTAAAAGCCCCGCTTCGGCGGGGCTTTTTTTTGGCCTAAATTTTTGATACCTGTAACCTCCCGCCAGCCGCTTGCGTGCCATACTGAAACATCACCATGCGTAACGTCCAATACCTACCTAGTGTTACACACACTACTACTTGACAACTCGAAACCTGTTGCCTACCCGCTGGCTGTCCCTCCTTACAATATCACGCGGAACATACTCAACTTATGTTACAGACAATACTACTATCCACATCTACTTTCGTACCGTACGAAACCCCGCCAGCCATCACAACACATAGCGTAGTTGCGCTACACACACTACTACTTAAACTATCCATAGCGTCATTGACAAGTCGAACCCTGTTCCCTCCCCGCTGGCAGTCCTCGCATGGGGCTTTCGTACCGTACGAAAGTGTCAAAGCAATGCTGTATCGTGTTTTATCTCAAACCTCTCATTTATTCCAGAGCACCGGAATAATATAAAACCCTTTAAAATCAAGCACTTGCATGGGGAAAGTTCCCTATTATTACATTATTCCTTAAAAATAATATATACACCCCCTACCAAATCTGCACACTCACACTCATGCCCATGTATGCACACACCCGCTGTTTTATGGTTTTTCTCTCTTTCGTATTTGCTGGCTCATTTCCCCAAAATCACGGAATATTGTAATAATGCATCTGTCCCCAATTCTAAGTCATTGATTTTAAAGGCTTTTCTTTTATTCCCGTCCCCAGAATAATATAAGAGGTTTGAGACAAAACACGCTTTCGTACCGTACGAAACTAGAAAGTAACAACTTGACAAACCCCCAAAACTGTGGTATACTAACCTCTGGTTAGTCAAAAATGATTAACCGGGACTTTCGTACAGTACGAAACCTCCAATGCTCTTTAACAATCAATCAGGCATACACATACCAACATCTTGGTGTGTGTTAACGAACCGCCGCTCGGAACTAATGTAATACGAGAAACGCACAGGCGACAGGGCAAAGTCCATGACGGGTGTAAGAGACCGGAAAAGCAAAAGACACAGCCCCATAGAACCTTAAGTGCGTGAATAGGCGTCCAGTAGCCAGTCTGGTGTAAATGTGGTGTAGGTTGTGTATCTGATTTTTATTTTATGGGGCTGAATTCACAAGCCTTACAGATCACAACCGATAGCATTTGCAAAGTGCAATACAAGGGGTGTGGTGGATGCGTAAGCACCGCCCGAGTCGACAAACCGAACACCCCAACCCACCTAACTGTGCGGGGCTGGGCTTGACTTTCGTACCGTACGAAACAAGCCTTGGGCTAACAACCCGAACCCCTAATGTGGCGAAATGCAATGCGTGTAGAAAGAGTCAATAAGTCACGCAACGATGACACGCCACTAGGAACACGAACCGTGACGGGCAACCAACATGGGATATGCGTGAACAACGAGCACTATCGTGGGAAACCAACAGACACAATCATATAGACAGGGAACACAACCCGTAGGGTATGCGAGGAACCGATAACCAAGGCGAAGCGTACCCTACAAGATGTGGTTCCCACATCAAACCAAACCAACCGCCTGAAAGGGGCAAACCATGAAACTGCTGACGAAAATGGACTTAGACAATCTGTTGCACGCAATCATCCGTATGGAGCACAAGTGTGCAGGGTCGATGGAGATGGATGAGTACGCATCGGCTGTGCGTCTGTGCCAAGAGGTCGAAGCACCTCAATTCATCACCGAGTATTT